AGACGCAAAGTTCATGATTAACCCTGTGCTGCTTCAGCAAATTCGCGGTTTAACTGACGATCAAAAACGCCCAATTTATATTGATGGTCTTGCGCGTGAAGATGGAATCGTTGGTACATTGTTGGGCTTTGATGTTATTGTCAATAAGTATCTTGATACACCATCGCAGACAACAACTGGTGCGGCTGGTACAAACAGCTTATTTCCAATGTATTTCTGCGATTGGACTCGCTTCCATACAACGGTTGATCGTTTGTCAATGGTTCTGCGTAGATACGATCAGACGCTCCCAGGATTTATTACATTTTTTGGGGAAAAGCGTTTGGCAACTTCGGTTGTTAATCCTTTTGCTGGTGTGCGTTATCGTTCGACAGGTACATCAACCTAATAGCGCGGCTTCCCCGATGGCGTGTGCTGTCGGGGTTTTTTTGCTGAATTTAGGAATGGAAAAAAAATGAAAGCCAACGAAAAAATTCTTTCAGGTATTAAGCAGACGCTAGAAACTGGCGACAAAATCACGATTGATTTGCGCGAGGCATCTGCGCTTACTGGAAGCGGCAACAATGTTGGTGGTCGCACTTTATTTGATGATGCGTTTGCAGCTTTACGTTTTCAAAATCCAATTCGCCAACGCGCAAGGATTGTAAAACGTGAAGGCATGAGCGCAGTTCAATTTGTTGCAAAGACAGGTAATGCTACTAATAGCACAAACCCTTGGGGTTATACTTTTACTCCTGATAGCGGTTCGCCAAATGTAAATACTACAATTTGGCAATTACCAACGCGAGTAATTACAGCGCAACTTCCAGTTCGAACGGCTGTTTTATCTGATGTAAATTATCTTGATGAAACATTGGTTTCTGATTTGATTGCTGAATTCGGCTATGTCGAAGGCGCGTCAATGGTATTGAACAATGACCAAGCAGGTAGTTCAACCACAATCACAGGCGCAACTAATGGTTTGCGCGGTTTAAATATGTACACAAGCGCGGCGGCTTCTGCTTATGGCACAAGCGGCACAGCGATTACAAATGGTATTCATAGCATTGCTACTTTTTCGCAAGCGGCAGCGGCTTTGTCTTATAACGATTTATCAGATTTGTGCAGAATATTACCTGCTCAATATTGGAATACGCCTTCAACTGCTTGGATGATGCATCCGCAAACAATTCATGATTTGAGAAATTTAGCTGCTACTGGTGCAAATCTTACTCGTCTGTTTACTGAAACTGGTGATGCTTTTGGTGGTGCTGTAACGCATATTTTTGGTTTTCCTGTAATTCCAAATTCAAATATGTCAGTTACAGGCGCAGGTAATTTCAATATTTATTTGGCTTCATGGGAAAACTTTGTAACCATTGCAGACGTTGAAGAAATGACGGTGCAAGCATTTGAACAAACTGCGCCCGGTTTTATAACCATGTATGCTGAAAGAAGAATGGCTAGTACGGTTCGCGACCCATTTGCTGGCGTTCGTTTAGTGGGCGTTTAATTATGCCAGTTCAAGAGACAGGTTTAGGTTACGTTGCGCTTGCGCCAACGCGCAATCCGTTTAATTATGATTGGTTTGAACAAACTAATCGTAATGTTTCGACGGGTTGGTTAACGCTTTCCGAAATTCGCGAACAATTAAATTTGTATTCAGACACAAGTCAGGATACTTATTTAACGTCTCTTGAACTTGCTATACGAATGGCGATTGAAGATTACTTAGGTTTGCCAATTGTCGGTGTGCAATACAAATCTTATTATGGACTTTCTGCGCTATACGGTTCGCCATTAACATTAGATTTGCCCGAAACTTCACAAGGTGGCGTTGTTATAAATACCGTTCAATATTATAGCGAAGCAACGCCAACTGTTTTGACTACTGTTTCGGCAGCAACTTATTATTATGACCCGACAGGTCGCAAAGTTATTTGTTCAGATTTGCCGACAAGCATTAACACGCAAATGACTTCGCCTGTAATTGTTACTTATACGCTTACAGCTTCTCCGCTTGCAACGTATCCTGTAATTAAACAAGCTGGTTTGTTATGGTTCACGCATTTGTATAATAATCGCAGCGAAGTAACGTCAACGGATATGAAACGTATTCCGCTTGGCGTTGATACATTATTGCGACCATACAAACCTTTGGTGATGTAATGGCAATTGCAAGATATGAAGATGTGAATGTTTATACGCTTTCGTTTACTACGAATTCTTATGGCGATACTGTAACAACTAAAACATTAAAATTTAATAGCAAACCAGAAATTAAAACAGTAAAAAATAGTCTAGCAATAACAGACAAATATCGAGTTTATACAGGCTTAATTTATATGGTGTTTAATTTCACGCCATTTACGCGAGATATGTACGACAACCAAAATTTATATTCTATTGTTTGGCGCGGTCTTGATTGGCGAATTGATAGTCCAGTTGAATCGGATGACAGAATGAAAGTTACGTTTTTGTGCTATCACAATGACCCATCGACACAGGTTTAATTATGGCTGGACAAAATAATGTTAGCGATTATGCGGTAGCAATACAAGCGCAATTAACATCAACTGTTTCACCTGTTCCTGTGTATGGTTCATTTAATAGAAATTTTGCGGCACAACAAAAGTTTTTAACTTGGAATCTGCGAAATGTGCATCAACCAGTTTATACAGGTACAACGCAATCTGTAAAAGGTATTGATAGACCAATATTTCAAACCAATGTTTATGCTGGCACATTACAAGATGCGTTCAGCATAGCAAATACGATAATACAAGCATTGCATGGATACTCAGGGCAGTTTGGTGGGGTAAGTGGTTTTTATGTAAGCAAGATTGATATTGATTTTTTATACAATACATTCGACAACGATATAGGCTTACATTCAATTTACCTTGATTGCACTTTGGATATTCCGACATAACTTTTAACTTTTCGAGGAATAAAAAATGGCACTTCCAAATAAAGTATTACCCGGCTTTTCGGCAAGTTTGTATTGTCAACCAACATCAACGCCAACGCCATTGACAACTACACAATTGGCACTTGTTGCGAGTGTTTCGCCAATTGCTGTAATTGGCAATCTGCTGCCTGTGGAAGCAATTCCAGCATTCGGGCAAGATGATGCAGTTGCAAATTTTTCGGTGGCTGGCACAAGGCAATCGGATAAAATTCCTACGCAATCAGCACCGACAAGTTTGTCAATTACTGCGGCATGGAATCCTAATGATACTAATTTGCTGCTAATGCGCGGTGATGCTTATAGCGGCGTAGTAGATAGAACTTTTGTGATTTCTGCGACTGAAGGTTCAAATATTGTTTATTACGCTTTTAATGGTCGCGTAAGCCAATTTCAAATTGATTCACAACCCGGTGCTGAAGCAAAATGTATGTTTACTATACATCCTCGCGCTAATCAGTACGGCTGGTCTAACAACGTCTAACAGGAAAATATCATGGCTATTCCAAGCAAAATATTACCCGGTTTTTCGGCGTCGATGTGGATGCAATCAGCGGCTACACCAACGCCTTTGACTACTGCTAACCTTTCTGTGTGGACAGCACAAGTTGCTGCAATTGTAGGTACATCGGCAAACGGCACAGGCGCAAATGGCATTTTGCTGCCAGTTGAAGCGGTTCCGGCTTTTGGTCAAGATGATGCAGTAGCAAATTTTTCTGTTGCTGGTTCGCGTCAATCGGACAAGATACCAACTCAATCTGCGCCTACGTCTTTGTCAATTACGGCTGCTTGGAATCCATCGGATACTGCGCTGCTGCAAATTCGTTCTGACGCTTATAGCGGCACAGTAGATCGCACATTTGCTATTGCTGCGGTTGATGGTTCTAATACGGTCGCTTATGCGTTTAATGGTCGCGTATCGCAGTTTCAAATAGACGCGCAACCCGGCGCAGAGGCTAAGTGCATTTTTACGATTCACCCTCGCGGCAATCAATACGGCTGGTCAAACAACTAAAACATTCGCCCCTTCGGGGGCGTTTTTATATGAGAAAATATGACAACACAAATAAACAACAATGGCGATTTGCTTGGGTATTTACTTGAGCAATCATTAACAGCACCGAAAAGCTGGTTCGGTTTTCCGCAACAAAAACTTACAGGCATTTCATTGGCTCACGCAATTGCTGCCAACCATGCCGATAAGATGTCTCCTGAAGAAGTTGTTCAATACGTCAATGATTTGAACAATGAAATATACAATAGCATTATTAAAAAAGGATAAAACATGAAATTATCAAACGCTCTTAATGTTAATCAAAATATTAGAATCCGCTCATTTACTTTGGGCGGTCAAAATTTTCGTGTTCGCGTTCCGCTTGCATCCGAAATGGAAGAAATTTCCAGAGTTGTTGCGGCGGTAAATAGTGAAGCAAAATTCGAAGAAATG